GCTTTTTTTTAATTCGCTGAAGTTCCCGAGTGGTTCAATGCAAAAGGTTATTTTAATCATATCAAAAAACGAAGTGATAACCCGAAGGGTTATTTTTATATTAGTCAAATGATCTATTTAACCAATTGGTAACTTGAATTAAAAAAACTAATATTCGCGAAGCAAACTTAGAGAAGGAATTTAATCTAATTCCATATCGTGATCTAATTCTTCAATAATCCATCTGTCTTGAGACAGTTTTGAACAATCTGGGGTTTCATTAGCAAACACAAGTATGTGTGGAGAATTAAACCGACACATACCAGATTCGTATTTTCCTGAGAAAAACATACCGTTTTTAATTGCTTCAATTGCTTGGAAAGAAATATGGTTCTCATTGGTTCTTGGTATATCAAATATAATAATTTTAGGTGCTTCTTCATTTAATTCAATATATTTTTGTATTCCACATAAAATATCATTGTTCGCGCCTTGAACAAGCATGGCGCCCATACAGTCTACCATGTATTTAGCAAGAATAGATTTCCCCCATCCTCCTATTTCTTCATAGAACCAATAAATATTTCTTCCAAATAATTCATCTTCATCTTCTAAAAATTGATTTGCAATTTTTAATTGGACAGGTCTTAACATATCACTTGTCATTAATTTGACAGGTTTTGGCATTCCTTTATTTAAAAAAACATTTCCTTCTTTAGAACAATAATTTATATTATCTGTTAAAGAACCTCTACATTTTTCCCAATGAATTCTTTCATTGTTAAATTTACTCATAGGTCTACATTTTGTAATAAAATTTAGAAATCCTTGAATATGTGGAGTTTGATTTTCACCAACTTCAAAAGCACATATATATTTATCACATATTAATGGAACTTTGGAACTAAGTTCTTCAACTTCTTCACTTGTATAATTATTAAGTGTAAAACACCACTTCTTACTAGGTGAGATTTGTTTCTTTTTTTTAACAATCGGGGGGTTTAGTATTACCCCCCCGTTGGAACTATTGGAACTATTGGAACTATAGCATTTATTACAAATGCTTTCACCATATTTATCTAAAAAATTACTCATTAAATCTTTTTTATAAGATAGTTTGCACGAACCACAATATTCTTTCATTATACATTCTTAAATATATTTATTTAAGTTCATTTAAAATATCGATAATTTTAAATCAGTAGAATTATTTTCTATATCTAAGTATAAAATGCCAAGAAAAACTCGCGCCCGCAAAAATAATTACAGAAAAAAAACGCGCTCAAATGCGCAGGTCAAAAAACTTGCTAAACAAGCAGTTAATTCAATGAAACCAATGAAAAGATTTTCTCAGGATAATATTAATGAAGTATATAATTTATCGAGTAATCAGTGGTTTATGCTCAGACCAACCGCCGTACCCGGGGCTGGTGCTAATTCTCTACAAGCGGAAAATTCTCGGTTATCTAATCAATGTTGGATACATAGATGTTCCGGAATATTTCACGTAAAAATCAATCCTAGTACATTGTACAATGTTGAATTCCGCAAAATGTGCGGATATTATAAAGGTGGCACAGGAACGTATGACACTAGTCCTATTAATTTTAATATAACTCATTTACACAATTCTTTTCCTCACAGGAATAAAAGATATGATCCAGATAATTTCAAGATTATTGAAGATAAGACTTGGGATATGACACCAAAGATGATATTCGATTCATCCTCCGGCGATAGTATCTCTGAAGATACTGGTCTCTCTAATGATAATAAAGCAGTATGGGCTCCACTACAGATTAAATGTAACTTTAATTTTAATAAAGTATTTAGATACACTGATGCGGATGATGCGGATGCAGAAGGAGAAGCATTACAACAGAATGGAATAAGTCAAGTTGGATGGGTACCATTCATTGCTATACAAATGAGATGTCCTGATCAGGCATTCACAGATGCTCAAGGAAACAATCCTGCTCCTATGTTAGATTATAAGTTTACTACATATTTTAAAGACAATTTATAAAAAGTCGATTTTTAGCAAAAACGCCTATTTTTTTAATACATTATACACAAATTTTATTTTGCATTTTTTGAAAAAAAAGTTAAATAATTAAGACGGTAATAGTTCCCAATAAAAAAGCATTATTTTCGCTTTTTTTTAATTCGCTGAAGTTCCCGAGTGGTTCAATGCAAAAGGTTATTTTAATCATATCAAAAAACGAAGTGATAACCCGAAGGGTTATTTTTATATTAGTCAAATGATCTATTTAA